TAAAGAAAAAGTATCAGCAACACTCTATGACATTGCAGATGATACTACCTACAATGCTAAAAGAAACTATACATTAAACCACTTAGTAGAACGTATCAAAATTTACAATGAAGAAAACTTCAATTACGAAATAATAACAGTTAACTTAAAGAAATAAATGGAACAAGAATTCTATGCATCAATTAAATTAGTATCAGGTGAAGAAATCTTTGCAATGGTATCTCCAACAGAAGAAGATGATAGAACACTACTGATGTTAGATAATCCTGTTATAATAGAACCTATGGTATCTAAACATAATGGTATTATTGGGTACAAGGTAAAACCTTGGATGATAATTCCTGATGATGATATCTATATAATTGATATGAATAAAGTCATAACCATGACTGAAATATATGATGAACAGATTATCAGAGTGTATCAAAAGTTTACAAGAGAATCATCTCAAGTGTCTCTTGATAAGCAAATGGGATTTATCTCAAAGGTGGACGAAGCTCGTAAAGTCCTTGAGAAACTTTATAACAACTAAGATATACTCTATCTTTCAACCCTAACAGAGTGATTCTAATCATCTTTAGAAAGGTTGTCAACTCCCTTGATAGAGTGCTATAATCAACACATCTTATTTTGTAATGATGAGTAACTTTAATGCAAATGTTAATGGTAAAGATAAAGAAAAAGTCAGAGCATTATGTGAACAATAAAGAGTTCTATCAGGCTCTTGTTGAGTACAATTTAAAAGTAAAAGAAGCAAAAGAAAAAGGTCTTCCTAAACCAAGGATTACCAATTACCTTGGTGACTGTTTCTTGCGTATTGCCAATCACCTTGCATACAAACCAAATTTTGTGAACTACATGTTTAAGGATGACATGATTTGTGATGGTATTGAAAACTGTGTACAGTACATCCACAACTTTGATACCACCAGAACAAATCCATTTGCATATTTTACTCAGATTGTTTATTATGCATTTCTAAGAAGGATTGCTAAGGAAAAGAAACAACTTGAAATCAAGTCTAAAATTATTGAAAGATCTGGATATGATGAAGTTTTCACATCAGAAGATGGAGATTACTCAGACATGAACTCAATCAAAGATAACATCAATTATAGATTTTCATGAAAGTTGCTATCATCACTGATACTCACTACAACTTTAAGAAAGGGAATAAAGTTTTTCATGAGTATTTTGAAAAGTTTTATAAGAACATCTTCTTTCCAACATTAAAAAAATATAAGATTGATACTGTCATTCATATGGGTGACATGTTTGATAATCGTAAAGCAACTGATTATTGGAGTTTAGATTGGACCAAAAGAGTAGTTCTTGAACCTCTTAAAAAATATAAGGTTCATGCTGTTCTTGGGAATCATGATATTTTCTATAAGAATACAACAGAACTCAACAGTCCTATGTTATTGTTGAAGGATTATAAGAACATTAATGTGTACACTAAACCAACTACTGTTCAAGTTGGTGAACAAGATATCCTATTTGTGCCTTGGATAACTACTGAAAGTGATCAGGAGACCCTACAAGCAATTCAAAGCACATCAGCTAAAGTTTGTATGGGGCACTTGGAATTGAGTGGGTTCTATGTCCATAAAGGTAACATGCAACAATATGGGCAAGATAAGTCTCCATTCCAAAAATTTGATAGGGTATTCTCTGGACATTATCATACAAGAAATGATGATGGAAAGATTTTCTATCTTGGCAATCCTTATCAGTTGTATTGGAATGATTTTGGTGATACCAGAGGATTTACCATCTTTGATACTGAGACTTATGAGTTGATTAAGATTGATAATCCTTATGAGATGTTTAAAATCTGTTATTATGATGAAGATAACCCAGAAGAAGATTTGACTCCTTATGAAGGATGTATGGTCAAATTAATTATCAAAAATAAAACAGATCAACATAAGTATGAAAAGTTTTTAGACAAATTAATTAAGATACAACCTCATGAGTTAAAAATTATAGAACAGATTAAACTCAACTCTGATTTTGATGCTGACTCTGTTGTTGAAAATGAAGACACCCTTACACTGTTAAAGATGTATGTGGATGAATCTGAAATTAAGTTAAATAAGAATAAGATAAAAGATTTGATTCAATCAATTTATCAGGAGTCATTTCAGTTACAGTAATGTATATTTTAACACTTAAGGACAACGAATCTGAAGGTGCTTATGCTGTTGAGAACAAGCATGGGGAGAAAATCCTGTACTTGTTTGAAGAGGAAGATGATGCTGTTAGATATTGTTCTATGTTAGAAGACCTTGATTATCCTGAAATGGAAGTAACAGAGGTGAATCCATCAGTTGCTTTCATGGCTTGTGATAGATTAGATTATCAATATGCTATAATTACCCCAGATGATATTGTAATTCCTCCTGACTATGTTGAAGTTCAAAACTCTAAGATATAAAAACTTTTTATCGTCAGGGAATCAATTTACAGAGATTTCACTAAACAAAGTTACTTCAACTTTAATTATTGGAAGTAATGGTGCAGGCAAAAGCACGATGTTGGATGCTCTTACTTTTGTATTATTTAACAAACCATTTAGAAAAATCAATAAGAATCAACTTATTAACACAACAAATGAAAAAGATTGTGTTGTAGAGGTTGAGTTCAGTATAGGAAAAGATAACTGGAAAATCATCAGAGGAATTAAACCAGCAATCTTTGAAATCTATAAAGAAAAAACATTACTGGATCAGGCAGCATCTGCAAATGACCAACAGAAATGGTTAGAGCAGTCAGTTCTAAAACTAAACTATAAATCATTTACACAGATTGTGGTTCTGGGTTCTTCCAGTTTTGTTCCATTCATGCAACTATCTTCCCAAAACAGAAGAGAAGTTGTGGAAGACTTGCTTGATATCAAAGTATTTTCTTCTATGAATGATGTCGCTAAAATTAAAATTAAGGAGGTTAAAGATGATATCAAAGAAATTGGTTACAAGAAAGAGAATGTTGAAGACAAAATTGAATCACAGAAACTTTTTATTGAAGAGATTGAAAGACTCAAAGACAAAGACCTCCAAGATAAGCGAAACAAAATTGATTCAATAGATTCTGATGTAGAATCAATCAATATTAAAAATACTGATATACAAGAACAAATTAATCAAAATACTAAATCTTTGGAAGAGTTGTCATATGCAGCAGAGAAGTTAAAGAAACTTGAAGGACTTAGTATTAAACTGGACCAGAAGATAACATCTGTTATTGAAGACCACAAGTTTTTTAAGAAGAATAGTGTTTGCCCTACATGTACTCAAAATATTGACGAAGAATTTCGTTTAAATAAGATTGAAGAGATTGAAAATAAAGCAAAAGAAATTAAGAGGGGTCAAGAAGAACTTCAAAAATCAATTGACCAAGAAACACAAATTCAAAACCAATTCCTAAAAATTAGTAAAGAGGTATTACAACTAACAAATGAACTCAATCTTAACCATGTTAAAGTTTCTCAGTTTAGAAAACAGATCAAAGAACTTGAATCAGAAATTCAAGAACTTACCTCTCAATCAGAAGATAGAAATACTGAAACTGCAAAGTTAGAGTCTTGTCAGGAAACATTAGAAACTCTTTTAAAAGAACTTTCAAATAAAAAAGAAGAGTTATCTAACTATGAATTTATTCATATGCTTCTTAAAGATGATGGTGCCAAGACAAAAATCATCAAGAAGTATCTACCTCTAATCAATCATACTCTCAATAAGTATTTGGAGATGTTGGAGTTTTCTGTAAACTTTACACTTGATGAGGAGTTTAATGAAAAAACTTTGAACCCAATCTATGAAGATTTTTCTTATGAATCTTTTAGTGAAGGTGAGAAGATGAGGATTGACCTTGCCATCTTGTTTACTTGGAGAGAAGTGGCAAAAATTAAAAACTCAATCAATACAAATTTATTAATACTTGATGAAGTGTTTGATAGTTCTTTGGATGACTATGGAACAGAGTTCTTTACTAAGATTATCAAGTATCGAATAGAAAAATCTAATGTGTTTGTAATCTCACATAAAAAAGATGAATTACTTGACAGATTTGATTCAGTCATTACCTTTGAAAAGAAAAAAGGATTTAGTACGATGATTGACTCTTTCTGACAGAAGTGATACTATTGGTAAGTAGTACCATATGTTATGTTTGAATTAACTCTTGTTATGCCTGAAAATAATGCAAATGGTTTTTGGAAGTATAGTGAAGATAAAACTTTGAAAGAAATTGAACAATACCTTTCAAGCACTTATCATTCTCATTACACTTCTGAACAATCTAAAACTCAAACACTGGACTTGATTGAAAGTATTGGTGATGCTGAACCTTTTGTTCGCTCTAATGCCATTAAATACCTTTCTCGTTTTGGTAAAAAGAATGGCAAATCTAAAATGGACGTTTTGAAAGCAATCCATTATTGCATTCTCCTCTACCACTTTGCTGGACTTCATAATGAAACTAAAGGAACCTATGAAACTTTCTGATAATACTATTACAATTCTGAAAAACTTTTCTAATATTAATCAGTCTATTTTGATTAAGAAAGGTTCTCAGATTAAAACTATTTCTGTGCTCAAAAACATCTATGCTGTTGCAAATGTTGTAGAGGAGTTTAGTAAAGATTTTGCTATCTATGACTTGAATGAGTTCTTGAATGGGCTCAGTTTGCACCAAGACCCTGACCTTGATTTTACTAATGACTCTTATTTGACTATTAAAGAAGGTAAGCGTAAAGTCAAATACTTCTATGCAGATCCTGAAGTGATTGTATCTCCCCCTGAGAAAAATATTGATTTGCCAACAGAAGATGTATGTTTTCAACTTGAACATTCACAACTAGATAAACTAATTAAAGCATCTGCTGTTTATAAACTGCCTGATCTTTCTGCTGTTGGTGAGGCAGGTGTGATTCGTTTGGTTGTTAGAGATAAAAACAATGACACATCAAATGAATATTCAATTACAGTTGGAGAAACTGATGATACATTTGTATTCAATTTTAAGGTTGAAAACATTAAGATGATCCCAGGATCTTATAATGTAATCATTTCTAAAAAATTGTCTGCAAGGTTTGTAAATGAAAAATATAACCTAAAGTATTTTATTGCACTTGAACCAGATTTCACATTTGAATGATGAATATAATTCCATGTTTTTCTACACCAATTTGTATTGATACTATTGAATATAATTTCAATCAACAATACTTAGACAGTCTAGAATATTTTGAATATGATAATCAAACAGGATTTATGTCAGTCAATCAAAATATTCTATTAGAATCTGAATTTGATAGTTTAAGAGAAAAAATAGAGAGAAAAATTAATATTTTTCTATTTGATTTTTTAAAGTTTAGCCAGGGAAATATTAAGCATTGTTTGTCTTGGATTAATCTTCATAAAGAAGGAAATTTTGCTCCAGTACATTGCCACTCTAATTCTTTTTATAGTGGAGTATTTTATTTAAAGTATCCTCCAGATTCTGGAAAACTATTGTTTAATCATCCATTACAATTTCCAACATACAGTGGAATTACATTAGATCCTCAAATATCAGAATACAACATTTACAACTCAAAAACTTGGAGTGTTGAACCAAAAGATAATATGCTTGTATTTTTCCCTTCCCATTTAAATCATTCTACAGAAATTAATAATTCTCCATACAATAGATATTCAATAGCATTTAATTATTTTCTTGAAGGTGAAATTGGAAAGACAACTGGAAAAGTATGTTTGTCATCTAAACTAAAAAGTTAATTGGGATTTAATTTATTATGAGTAAAGACTTTTTGTGGGTGGAAAAATATCGCCCAAAGAAAATTGAAGATTGTATTTTACCTGAAA